CCCGAATTTATTCGGGTGGATCATCCCACGTTGGTGGCGTTCTTGGAGGCATACTACGAGTGGCTTCAGTTGACTGACAGAAGCGGCAAGATCCTCAGCCCCATGGTTGTCCCCGATGTCATCGACATTGACCATACTCTCGACCAGTTCATCGCCCAGTTCAAGAAAGAGTATCTCCACAACTTCCCGGAGCAACTCGCCATCTCGAAGGCGACTGGTCAGCCGGTCGATGTTCGAAAACTCGCCAAGCACATCAAGTCGTTCTATCGGGCCAAGGGAACCGAGAAATCCTATGAGTTCCTTTTTAGGATTCTGTACGACGTTGGTGTCGAGTTCTACTATCCAAGCAGGGACATTCTGCGTGTTTCAGATGGTAAGTGGAACGAGAAGATCTCGCTCAAGGTCACGAATGTTCTGGGAAACCGAATCTATGAGGCACTGGGCCGCATCGTTTACCAGAGAAACACTTCCGGTGAGATCGTGTCGTCGGCTCGTGTTATTGACGTAAGTGTCTATCAAGAAGGCATCTATGACGTTGCTGAACTCACGCTCACCGGAAAGAACGGCGACTTCGCAGTGGGTTCGCTGGGTATTTTGTTCGATGTCGGCGAGGAGACGCTCCAAGAGATTCGTGTGTACAGCGTGGTTTCGTCCATCACAATCACAAGCAGCGGCTCCAACTATGCGGTTGGCGACGAGGTGATTCTGACGACGGCGGCGGGCGATGTCGGAATCCGTGCCAAGGGATCGGTCTCGCTGGTGTCCTCGACGGGAGCCATTCGCAAGATCAAGATGGATAGTTTCGGCATCAACTACGTCACGGCCCCCACCGTCACCGTGAACTCAGTTGCTGGTTCGGGGTTTGTTGGCACTGCGAATGTGGGTACGCTATGCACCGCCGAGGGGTACTACATCAACAACGATGGTCGGCTCAGCACCAATAAGGTCCTTCAGGACAACCATTACTATCAAGAGTATTCCTATGTTCTGAAAACTGAAGTGGTTGTGGACAAGTATCGTGAAATCATTCGTCGCCTTGTGCATCCAGCAGGAACGGCGATGTTCGGTCAGGTTCTCATCAAGCGTTGCTCCAGAGAGAATCTTTCCAACTCAACGGCTCTCATCCGGTATGAAGTTCCAATCATCGGCCACTATGCTCCGTACACATTCCAAACGTATGACAATCTCCAAGATTGGTTCAAGTGCGTCACCGATGCCGGGGGAATCACTGCGGTTGGCTATAGTCCCTCCGCACACAACAGTCTCATAACCGGCATCGGAAATCGGAACGGTCTGATCGGAAACCCAATCACGAATAGGATTGCGTTCCCTTGCACATCCAATACAACTCACGGATTCGAATACACGGCTATTCCGTCTGATGGGTTGCCCACCCTCGCAGTTCCTCTGGAGGCGATTGCGTCGTCCGGGGGAGGCGGAACGGACACGTTGGACGGTGTCTTGGGGTTGCGGGGTTATCAAAATGCAGATCCATTCTGGATCATCTACGAGCATCCGAATCGAAAGATTCTGGAACCAGTCATCGCTCAGGTGTGGAGGGAACAACTCACCGACTTCCTCCAATGGCCCGAAAGATGCTCCGTGACGGGCGGGGATCTCTCCACCACTTGGGCGGACGAGTTTGACGATGACCCGACTCTTGAGAAAAAGTACGCATTTGTCCAGTACAATACCAACTCCGAGTTCCGGAAGATCACTGCTCGTTCTTTCTTCGAGATGCCGATCGGGACGGCATATGACTGTCGATATGATGGCGATATTGAAATATCACGTCCGGTCATCACCATTACGTCTCCGTCGAACGGGATGCCTTTGCCCGCATCTTTCAACGTGAACATCGCAAACGTAGCAAACAATACCATCATTCCGATTCAGGAGAGAATGGAAAGCATCGAGATTCGCATGAACAATTCGATTCTCAGTCAGGAGTTCATCGAGCAACTCTCCGTGACCAAGGAGAATCAGACGATCTCTTTCGTCAATGTCTCCCCTCTGATTACATATTCGGGCATTTATCGTTTCGATTTCATTCCGCTGACCAAGCAGGGGCGGAGATGCACCACAATTTCGCCGACCACCGTTGAAGTGATTTACTAACACCCCCCTAAATAAGCAATGCCATGCCAAGAAGTTGCGACCCATTCCGACAAAACAACAAACGGCTGATTGCCGAAACCCTCCTCAATGATTATGGCGATCTTTCGGAGAACAATCTGTTCCTCGGAATCGGCAAGATCACTCCTTGGGGAACAACCGACATTCGAGTTGAATCGATCGATTCGGTCAAGGATGACACCGACTTCTGGCGAGGAATGATTGCCGCCAAGCGAATCAATCGATCGGACGTTTCTCTTGTCGTGCCGAGAGTCGATTGGTCTGCGGGGGTTGTCTACACACCCTATCGTGACACGAACGACATGTTTGACGATGTGAACCCCGCCAACTTCTATGCCCTCGTGGACGAAGAGCGGGTGTACGTCTGCATTGACAACAACTATGGGTCAGCATCGCTCAATGCACCCAATCACACCGATTCGGTGATCCGCAAACTGGCGGATGGATACAGGTGGAAGTTCCTCTATCAGATTCCCGAATCGAAGCGAAAGTTCCTGACTAAAACCAACGCAGGGGCTTTGGGCTACATGCCAATCGAATACGTCGAATCACTGAGGTTCAACGACGACCGAAAACTTCAGTGGTATGTTCAGGAGGCTGCGATTCCGGGCAAGATCGACTTCGCATACGTGGACGAAATAGCCAAGAACTATTGGGTTTCCACGAACGAGTGCATTCTTCCGGGAGACAACCCATCGGCAAACATCGTGACGCAGACTGTTCCCGTTGGTGCCACGGGCGTGAGAATATACGCCCCGAATCTGTCAACCGAAGTGAACGCATACAAGAACATGATGTTCACGGTTGAAGGTGGTGCAGGCAAGGGACAGCGTCGCAAGATCTCGGAGTATTCGTACGCAGGAAGTTACGGACAGATTGCGATCGATGCCCTTAGCATCGGTCTATCGGGTTCCGATCCCGGTGTCGGCGACAAACAATCGTTGTTCAGCATCACGCCGGTGATCGATGTCGTTGGAGACGGAACTTCCAATGACACGACGTACAACCCAACGAATCGAACTGCGGACTTCAAGTTCAAGTTCGGACCCACGGCGGCATCGTCTTCCCAGTGTTCAGGTCTCCTTCCTCGATACATCGACAGCGTCGAAGTCGTGGATGGCGGCAAGGACTATACATTCGCCAAACTGAGCGTTGCAAAGGGGTTGAACTACATAACCTCCACCCCGGCGGAATATCGAGACTTTTCGAGTCTGATCCATGCAGTCATGCCTCCCACGGGAGGACATGGTTCGAACGCAGTCCGAGAACTCGGTGCCGCTGCGATCATGATCGTCAAGGATTTCAGCCAAGACGAAAACGGCAAGGTCGATGTCGGAAATGACTACCGACAGATCGGAATCATTCGCAATCCTTTGCTTCAGGAGAAGCAGGTTCGAATCAAGTTCTATCAGCCGGGCCTATCCGGTTCGTTTGCTGTTGGTGCGACCGTTGGTCAGCAAACCACGTCAGTCTATGGTACGGTTCTTGAATGGTGCAATGGTTCCACCGGATATACCGCCACCAGCGAGTTGGTTCTCGGCGACATCCGAGGCGGAACATTCGCCGCAGGCGGAACCGTATCCGGACTCACCATCTTCGATGTTGCGGTCAAGACCGTTGCGGGAACGGAAGGCAGGCATCTTCTTGACCTGACCCTCGCCTCGCAGAACGGGCAGTTTGCATCGAGCGGAAACGATTATCGGAGAAACTTCTTCGCATATGGAGTAGGAAATCAGGCGACCAACGTCTCGCAATCGAGGTCTTCGGGGCAGATCTACTGCTGGTCGCTCAATCCAGCAACCAACAGTTACGGGACTCTTTCTTTGGAGAACAGCAAAGGCGATTTCACTCTTGGAGAAACGGTTCTTCAGAGAGATCCATACTTCTTCGGTTCCAATAGCGTCTCTGGTCCCGGCAAGATCACCGCCATGGAAACTCGATTGGTCGATGTGCCCACCGTGTATGACTTGACCACCACGATGGTCATCACGGGACAGAACATGAGTTCGTCCACGTTCCCGATTGATTCTCAGGTATTCTTCGTGTCAGGAATGACAGGAGGAAACGGATACGTGATTGATTGGGAAATCAGCGGTACGACTGCCGGAACACTGCGAATCACCGGTGTTCAGGGTTCGGTCCTGACGGGCCAAAGCGTGAGTTATTATGTGGCCTCGGACGGAAGCACGGCATCACCCGCATACGTATCCAGAATTTCCACCATTTCTCACCGTGGTGAACTCAAGTATAGGTCGGGAGAAATCCTATACATACAGAATGTAAACCCGATTCTTCGGGATTTGGAACAAAGAGAAGAAATCAAACTCGTAATCGAGATGTAAGGTAAACCCATCCATGCCATCTTATAAAGCAGACCTGTTCAACACCGATCCGTACTACGATGATTTCAGCGAGGATAAGAAATTCCTGCGTATCATGTTCCGTCCCGGCTACGGAGTTCAGGCACGGGAACTGACCCAACTTCAGACCATTCTCCAGAACCAGATCGAACGCCTTGGAAGTCATGTGTTCGATGAAGGAAGCATCGTTCTCGGCGGAAAGGTGACCGTAAACAGTCTGAAGTATGCTCGTGTGAACAGTCTCTCCGGCACCACCGACATCAACGATTTTATTGGATTGGTTTCAAACAATGCCAATCGAGCAAAGGTTCGCATCGTCCATGCTGAAACCGGCTTGTCCTCCTCTTCTGTGGACAACCTTCCGATCATCTTCTACGACTATCTTCAGGGTGGAACAGGATTCACCTTCGGCGACGTTCTCGGCGTGACTGCGGCTGATGGCGCATACATCACGGCGACCATCACGGGAACGAACACCGGCCTTGGTCCGTATCCGATCGGAAACTCGCTCGTTGTTTCGGTTGACGAGGGTGTGCGGTTTGCGGAAGGGTTCTTCATCTACCATGACCCTCAATCGGTTGGTGTCTATTCGTTGAGCGGATCGGCGGGAAATGCGATTCGCTACTACGACAGCCCCACTTCACGAGTTGGCTTCAATGTCGTTCGTGGGTTCGTGGATGCCGATGCCGATTCCACGCTGAACGATCCTGCATACGGCTCCTACAACTACAATGCTCCGGGTGCAGATCGGTACAAGATTGACCTTGTTCTTTCTCAATATGGATATACTGCAACCAATACCAGTGCCACGGAGAACTTCTCTCGAACCGATTTCATCGAGTTCCTCCGACTGGTCAGTGGATCTCCGGTGAAGATCGAGAAGTATCCCGATTACGCTGCCCTTGAGGACACTCTTGCTCGCCGTACGTACGACGAATCCGGAAACTATACGGTTCGTCCTTTCGAGTTGAACCTCGTAGACGGTCCCGGTATTACAACCGACGACGAAAACTCGGCTACGATTTACGCCGATCTTGAGCCGGGCAAGGCTTATATCTTCGGATACGAATGTGAAACTCAGGGAACGACTCGCCTATCGCTGGATGCAGCCCGTGGTTCGGATCATCTTCGCACCCTTGAGAATGTTGACTTCAATCGAGATGTCGGCCCCACGACCCGAGTGGTTTTCTCTGGAATCACCGGTTCGCTGAACGGTTTTGCAGGATTCACTTCTCAGCCCATGATCTATCTCAGCCGAGGCACATCGGGAACAGCACTGGATCTGGCCGGAACCGCACGTATTCGATCCATCTATCAGCCCGGAGCCGGAACTGGCATCTACGATGTCGGCCTCTACAACGTCGAACTGAGTGGAACGGCATCGTTCGGCGACATTACAAGAATCTTTGTCGGCTCCACGGGTCCGACTCACGCATTCTCCCTCACGGGCAGTGCGGGTCTGCAATACACCCAGTACGGCGACCTCCTGTATCAGATTCCCTCCGGAACTCGGTGTGCCCGGATCGGCGACGGGTCCGGATTGGGTGTGGATTTCACCATCTTCGGATTCTCGTCTCGTGGCCTCACGTCGAGTGGCGGTGGTGGTGGAAGTTATGTGGGTGCGGGCGGCAAGGAAAACGTCAGCACTTCCGGATATTCGACATTCGAGATCAGGACCAGCGAATTCGGATTCCCCGACAACGCCTATTGCGAATTTGGAATCAACACCACCGATTTCAATCTGAACTCCAATAGTCAAATTACGGTATTTGATTTGACCAAGGGTTCACCCATCTCGGGAACCGGACACCGAAACAACGATGACAGCATTCAACTGACTTTGAGCGGCGTGACGGCAGGTCAGACGATTGGAATTTCCACGGACATTCAGATCACGAAACTGACAACCAGCGACTTCCTCAAGACCAAGTATCTAATCACGGAAAGCATCACCTCTGGTCCGGGTGGATTCACGGGTGTGTTCGGCGGATTGACTTTCTCTTCATATGCAGGAAGCACCGCCGCCGCCAATCAGCGAGTCCTGTACTTCGGCGGAAAGGTTGACATCGCTGAAGTCATTTCTCTCACCGGAACCGTAGGGGGGACTCCCCAGCAAATCAAGTCGTACTTTGCGTTCGACAGCGGTCAGCGAGACAATCTCTACGATTGGTCTCGCATGGTTCTTCTGAACAATGCTCCCACCATCACGGGGCCGTATTCGGCCACCGTTCGCCGATTCGGCCACACCGGATCGTATGGCGTGTTCACGGTGGGTTCGTATGGCGATCCGACCATCAAGTACTCGGACATTCCCGATTACACCAGCAAGTCCACCGGTATTGTGTACAACCTCGCCGACGTGATCGACTTCCGTCCCGTTCGTGGACCGAGCGGAAACATCAACAGCATTCCGTTCATTCCGACTCCGAACTCGCAAGACAAGTATACCTACACCCACTATCTCCCCAGAACGGACAAGATCGTCCTGACCAGAGATCGTGTGTTCGATGTCATTCGAGCCATCCCCAGCGTCGATGCGATCATGCCTCCCGACAATCCGAATGCGATGACTCTTTATTCGGTCACGATGAATCCCTATACGTACGACAAGAAGGATACGACCACTCGCTTCGTCGAGAATCGTCGATATACCATGCGGGACATCGGTGAACTGGAGAAACGAGTCGAAGCGGTTGAGTACTACACCACCCTCTCCCTCTTGGAGCAGGAAGCGAAGGCCATTTCGATCGTGGACGATACGGGCGTTGAGATCCCCAAGAAGGGAATCCTCGTTGACCAGTTCAAGGGACACAATATCGGCGACGTGACCAACTCGATGTATGCGGCGGCGATTGATTTCGAGAAGAACGAACTCCGACCTCCCTTCGAGTCTCGTGCGTTCGGTCTGAGCGGTCCCGTCACGGCCACCTACATCTCGAACGGAATCACGGCATCCACGGATGGCATCGTGACGATCAACTACTCCACGAGTTCGGAGATTGTTCAGCCTTTGACCACAACCACTGCGGTCGTCAATCCGTCGAATGTGTTCAACTACTTGGGCACGCTCAAACTGAGTCCGTCAGGCGATTTCTGGTTTGATACATCCACGACCCCCTCCGTCCGTGTGAACGTGGACGGGGAGAACGATTCGTGGCAAGCCGGAGCCGGTTTCGGTTCCCAGTGGAATGACTGGGAGTCGATCTGGTATGGCCGTGAACCCACGACCGAATCGAACACGAAACTGAACATCACGACCAAGAATTCGGTGATGGCAGGAACCAAGGGACTGAATCTGGGCAATACATTCAAGTCCGGAGTCCCCGAAGGATTCCGCAGAAAGACCCAGACCAAGACCGTTCGCAAGGATGTCATCCCCTATCTGAGGGACAAGAACATCTACATGTCCGCCAAGGGCCTCAAGCCCAACACTCGGTTCTACGTGTTCTTGGACGACGTGAACATCACCGCATACTGCACCGGCACATCGCAGGATACGGATTCGAATGGCGAGATCAACGGCCTGTACTATCAGATGTCGGGTGATTCGCTGAACGCTTTCCTTACGGGTCGGCGTGTATTCCGAATCACCGACAGCAGCACCAACAGTGCATCCGAGGCAACGATGTCGGCGGATGCAATCTACAACGCCAGCGGGATGGTGGACAACCTTGCGGAGGACGGTGTTCTTTCGACTCGTCCTGCCATTGTC